TATCATGGGCTATCAGGCGCTCCAGCTCGTGTACGATATGGTTGAAGGATGCCACATCGCCGATCGAGTGATCCAGATACCAACGCGACTGGTGATTCGCCAGTCGTGCGGCTGCCGCCCCGGTATGGATCTTGATCGCTCGTCGAATACGAGGGGTGAGTTTGCGCGAGCAGCGAAGGACGGGTTTCTCACGATGCTTATGCGCCGTATGGCTGAGGCGACACTGATCGAGGCACGGTACTGTACCCTCGACGAGCTAGAGACCATGTGTTATGGCATTGTGACTGCCTTTTTGGAGAGCGTGCGGCGCGCCGATGTCGGGCCGTTCGAAGAGGCGCTCGTGGCGATGCTGCGGCGTGTCGAAGCGATCGACGAAGATGCGCACGCCTGGCATGCGGCGATCCTGGAGCTGCTGAACGCGGTGGCAGAGCCGATCGACGCAGATGCGCCCGCCGTATCTGCCGTGCCTGCCGAACTGGCCGCGCTCGACGCCGAAACACCGCTGCCTGCTCCTGAGCAGTGGGCCTAGTTCCGGTGGCGCGCGGGCTGTTTCGACCGACCGATAGGACATCCGCCGCGCGCCGCGCTCCCCCTTTGTGGCATCAGACAGCAATAACAAACGAAAGGAGTGTAGGCACAATGAATTCTCTTGACACCCTCATTGCATCCGCCCAGCAGCGCGCAGCCGAAGCCCAGGCGATTGTGCGGCAGGAGCGCGCGGTGCAGGAGCATGCGGTGCAGGTGGCGGCCGTTGCCCAGGTGCGCAGCTGGATCGAAGCAGCCTTGTCGGTCGAGGTTCGTGACGCGCTCGCAATCAGCGTCCGGTATGACGCGGATGCGAGCTACAAGGCGGCAGTGGTGTTCACCGACGCTGGTGGGCGCTGGGCGCTCAAGCCCTGGTTCGAGCGCCGGCAGCAGCCGCAGGATACCCCCTGCTGGACCATCGCGCCACCTGCGGGCTTTGGGCACGACACAAACGCCACGTCCCAGCAGCTTGGCGAGCGTATCTTGCTGCTGCTGGGCCAGGCACGCGCCACCGCCCAGCAGCGCGCCGAGCAGCAGGCCAAGTATCAGGCCGAGCAGGACCGGATGGACGCCGAGCGCAAAGCACGCTGGGAGGCTGACGTTGCTGCCGATGCCCGCTGCCAGGTGCGGATTGCTCAGGCGACGGAACAGGCCCAGCGGGAACTGTGGCGCTGGCCGGAAGGGCAGGCAATCACCATCTATCACTGGCGCTGGTGTACGAGCGCCCCGGCCTACGGCGACGATGGCCCATCGGCTGAGTATGACAACGGCTGGTCAACGCAGGACCGCCTAGACGGCGCCGGCTATGTGCCGTTTGAGGCCGAGATCTATCAGAACGCATGCACGCTGCGGCTCGATATGCAGGCGCACAAGCCCGTTGTCGAGCGCCACACGATCCGATCCTTTGATGCGCTGCCTACCGTGCTGCAGGAGCACGTGAGCGTCGTTCTGCCCGGTATTGCGGCCTATAACGGCATGCTGCATGAAGAAGCGGGCGAGTACCCCATCAGCATCGGCAAACGCCCAGTTGCCTGGGTGCGCGCGCTGCTCGAACCGAAGGAGGTGACGGTCGATCAGAAGGGCTGATCGCCCACAACGGCAAGGGCTGGTGACTAGAAGGACGCGCCAGGGCCGCGATCGTCACCGATAGCCGAGCCAGGCATCGCCCGCAGATGCCGCCCTGCCAGCAACAAAAACACCCGAAAGCTCAGAACTCGAAACAACGAAACTCGAAAACTCGAAACTCGAAACAACAGCACCTGAAACACGAACTGAAGACGGGCGGTCAATTGGGACCGCCCAGGGCACACAGTACAAGAGGCAATCTGATGCGCAAGAAGACCAAAGGCGGATCGAGCTGGACCGGATAAAAGACAAGGCCAGGGAACTGTCCCTGGCCCCACCGACGGGGCGCTGGCTGTTGCCGACCAAAGCGCGCCGGCGCCCCACAGCATTGTAACAGGAGCGTTCCACTATGACAATCCACACCTACAGTGAAACAGATCTCGCCCGGATGGCACTGCATCAGCACCGCGCTGACGGGCTTATCAGCCAGAAGGAATACGAGGCCGAATTGCAGCGGCTCAATGTGCAGGACAATCCGGGCGCGCGGGCCGCGCCAATACTCGGCTGGCTCCTCATCCTGCTGGCGATTGCGTTTCTTTTGGGCATGCTGTTCGCCGCCTATCTGGCCGCACGGGCGGCACTGTAAGAGGGGACTTGAGATGCCACCACAGCCGCGCCTGGCGCCCAATGAAGAGATCGATGGCAGCCGCAGTGCGCCGGCCTCGACAGGCTCGGCCACCGGCGAACCAGGGTTCACTCGCGGGCCAGCCAAGCGCCCGGCGACACCACCAGGACCGCCGGCGACGGCCGCAGAAGCTGAGCAGCGTTATTTCGCGCGCTACGGCTGGCAGTTCGTCGAGGCGCTGTTCGGCCCACTGCCACGGCCTGAGACGGTCCAGCAATGGATCGGGCTCGCCGAAGAGACCAGGGACTACCTGACGCTGGGCAAAGGTGAGCGCCTGGCGCGGCGGCTGGAAGACTTGGCGGCAGCGATCCGGCGGAAGGGCGAGTGAGATGCAGGCGTATTTTCTTGGCTATCACCGCTTTCGTGAGCGAGGCAAGGCCCTGCGGCCAGTGGTGCGCGTGCTGAGTATCCATCGCAAGACTGCGCATATCGAAGCTCGGCGATATAACGGACAGATCGTTCGGAGGTATGTCAAACTCAGTCGTTTGCAGTTCGTGAAGGATGACCCGCGATGACACTTGCACAGGCACAATTGCTCTTTCAGCTTTTGCTGCATGGTCCATATGAGGTTCGTACCGCTGCCCAGACAGCCCGCGTTTGTGTGCGGCGTGGCTGGGTTGCGGTGGTCGGTGGCCTCAATTGGTGTCAGATCACAGCCGATGGTATTGCCGCCCTGCGAACCTTATTCCCGGCTGTGGTCGAATGCTACGAGCGCAAGCAACGATTAGAACGCGCCATGTTCGCTGGCACGTACTGCGTGCGTTGCGGGTCGTCGGATACCTTTGACCCCTCGTGGCGCTGGAACGGCGAGACCTGGGAGCACCGCTGCCGAGATCTCCATCCGCAGGTCGGCCATACGGTGGTCGATCCCATTGCCGACCTGCGCCGGCTCCGGTCGACTCTTCTGGCGATGTACCGGGGCGGCGAGTCCCTACCCAGTTCGGTGTTTCACGAGGTTATGGATTGGTCTGAGGCCGAGAAGGCACGTGATGCTTGAATTGTTGCTCTCCCTGGCTGTCCTGGCTATGCTCGCCTGGCTGGTGCGCCGGCGCGAGCGCGAGGCTGAGCGGCGCGGGTATGTTGCGGGCCACTACGAGGCCAGCCAGCTGGCGGCCAGGCGAGCGCAGCGTCTGAATGATGAGGAGACACGCGATGTACATACAACCCACCACCACCGAACAGCGCCCGACACTCGACGTGCTCGGCAGTGATCACCCGCGCTTCCGGGCCGGGATGCGGATCGCGGCCACTGTGGAGGATGGCCAGCTGGCCCGGCTGAGCTTCTACGGTGTTTTGAGCATCACGATCGACCGCCCTGCCGGGCGGGTGACGATCGTCACCGGCCAGGAGTACACCTTCGTGGTGACTGCTCTGTCCTACGATGCGCTACTGGCGATGCCACAGGCTCTGGCGGTGCCGGCCTGGTGGTACACCGATCGGGTGCGCCGACCACACTACTACGGCCGGATGTGGCGGGGCCGGGTCGGCAGTTTCGAGTGAGGCGCCAACCTGGCAGCGGGGCGCGGCTTGTCAATTCAGCCGCGCCTCGTGTCGGAATCAGGCATTGGGAGGAAACCTTGACATCCTACTTTTCAGTTACTGACCTCTTCTGCGGCGCTGGCGGATCGTCGCTCGGTGCCACCCAGGCCAGCCGCGGCGATCGGGGGGTGCAGGTGCGCATCGCGGTCAACCACTGGCGCAAGGCGGTCGAAACCCACGCGACCAATTTTCAGGACACTGACCACGATTGCGCGGATATAAGCCAGGTCCACCCAAGCCGCTATCCGCGCACGAGCATCCTGATTGCCTCGCCCGAATGTACGAATTACACCAGGGCCAAGGGGAAGCGGCGCAAAGAGCTGCACGAGCGCGACTTGTGGGGCAATCCGACGCTGAGTGTTGAAGAGGAACGCTCGCGGGTCAGAATGTTTGATCCGGTGTACTTTGCCGAGCATCACAAGTATGACTTCGTCATCATTGAGAACGTCGTCGATGTGCGGCTCTGGGTGCTCTATGGCGCCTGGCTGAAAGCCTGGACGGATCTGGGCTACGAATATAAAGAACTCTTCTGGAACAGCATGTTCTTCCACCCGACGCCACAGAGCCGCGATCGGCTGTATGTTGTGCTGTGGCGCAAGGGGATGCCTGCTCCCAACCTCGACTACCGACCGCCGGCCTGGTGCGCCCGCTGTGAGGGGAACGTCGACGCAGTGCAGTCGTGGAAAAACCCCACGAAGAAACACGGCAAGTGGGGCAGCCGCAACCAGTATGTCTACCGCTGCCCTGTGTGCGCCGGCGAAGTGACCCCATACTATTATTGTGCCTACAACTGCATTGATTGGAGCATCCCCACAATCCGCATCGGCGATCGCGAGGCTCACGGTCTCAAGCCACTGGTGCCTCGGACGCTGGAGCGTATCCAGATCGGCCTGAAGAAGTTTGCTCGGCCACCTTTCCTGGTTGACTTCGTGCATAGCGGCCACGATCCGAGCAAGGTCCGCTCAGTGGCTGATCCCTGGCCGACTCAGATCGGCAACCGGACCCACGGTGTTTTTGTGCCGCCCTTCCTGGTGAGCAGTTCGCGTACCCACGGCCATAACAATCGAAGCTATCCACTGGATGGCCCGGCACCAGTCCAGCTCGGCACGCGCGAGTATGCCGTCGTCATGCCGCCGTTTCTGGTCAACGGCGAGCATAACAACATGACGGCCCGCTCGATCCTTGATGTGGCGCCGACGCAGACCGGAGCCTATGCAACCGGGCTTGTGGTGCCGCCCTATGTCGTCGAGCTGCGCGGCGGCCACAGCGATGCACGCTCGCTCACTGACCCGCTGGCCACCGTCACGGCTGGCGGCCATCATCACGGGCTTGCGGTGCCGTTCGTATCGAGTTACTACGGCCAGGGCGGCGAGCATGCGCTCGATGAGGCACTACCGACCGTCACCGGCAAGGATAAGCATAGTTTGATTGTGCCTCCCTTTCTGCTCAGCTACTACGGTGGGCGCGATGCGCTGGCCCAGCTGGAGCAGCCGGTGCCGACTGTACCGACCGCAAACCGGCATGCGGTGATCGAGCCAGGGGCCGAGCTTGCCGAGGTCGTGCGGGTCGAAGACTGCGGCTTCAGGATGTTCAAGGTGAAAGAAATCCAGAAGGCCATGGCCTTCCCAGAAGACTATCAGCTGCTGGGCAACCAGGATGAGCAGGTGAAGATGCTGGGCAACGCGGTCACACCACCGCCGATGGAGCGGATGATCGCGGCCTGCCTGGATGTCTACAGCCGGATGGGGCGTGACTGATGCACCAGTGCCCCGGCTCCGCCCAGAGGACGGGCGGAGCCGGGGCACCAAGTTCTCAAAACGAGAACTTCACGTTTTATATCGGCCTGCACCAGCCGAGCGACGCCAAACACTTCGCGCGCTGCTGCATCCATATCGAGCGACTCGCCACCCGGCAGAAGCCGCTCGGCTGTCAGGAACTGTTGATTGATAGTCAGGCGTTTATGAAGCTCCGACTCCACGGCGGCTACCCAGACACCCCCGAGGCCTACGCCTGCAAGGTGGCACGCGCGGCGCAGCTCGCTGAGCACGTCACGGCCGTGACAGAGGATTATATGTGCGAGCCGTTTATGCTTGCCAAGACCGGCCTGACTACCGCCGATCACCAGCGCCTGACCATCGAGCGCTACGACGCGATTCGGGCCGCGCTCGATAGCAACATCTATCTCATGCCCGTGCTGCAGGGCTATCACCCGCGGGAGTATGTGCAGCATCTGCGCGACTATGGGACGCGCCTGCCGCCGGGCGCCTGGGTGGGCGTCGGCTCGATCTGCAAGCGCAATACCGACCCGGCCGCAATCCGGGCCGTGCTGCTGGCGATCAAGGCCGAGCGGCCGGATCTCCGGCTGCATGCCTTTGGGATTAAGACCACAGCGTTGGCCAGCCCGACCGTGCGCCAGTTGCTGGCCAGCGCGGACAGCCTGGCGTGGAGCTATCACGCGCGGCGCAATGGCCGCAATGCGAACGATTGGCGTGAGGCGGCACAGTTCGCCGGCCGGGTGGATGGCACGGCGCCGCTCGGGCCGCTGTTTGATGCAACGTATGACTAAGGCACTGAGGAGGGACCAATGCCCGTATATGATGACTACGGCCACAGCGATTCAGGCGAGCGGGCGATCGCCCTCGCTCACCACGCCGCGATTGTGCTAGCGGCGTGGGAGTTGCCTGCCAATTGCGGCCAGATGATGCTTGCTGATGCGCAAGGTGCGGCGCTGCTGGCGCTGTTGTGTAATGCGGCGGCAAAGCGTGATGCGAGCCTGTATACCTACAAGGCGCCGTTTTTGGCGCATGCGATCGAGATGGCGCGGCGCACAGGCTGGGCCGTGTGGCGGCAGGCGCACCGCTTCGGCGAGCAGCAGTACAACGTGGATACCTGCATCTGGATCGAGACGGCGCTCGGGCGCATGTCCTGGCATGTCCGGTCAGATGAGCCGCTGCTCACGTCCTGGCTCCGGCTGTTACCGGAGCGGGATGCCGGATGGGACGGCGTAAGCATGCAGGCGCAGGCCGGTGGCCTGGCGATCCGCTGGCTGGCAGAGCAAGGAGTAGCGATATGAAGGTGCTTTCTCTGACGCAGCCCTGGGCCACCTTAGTTGTGCTGGGCCTCAAGCGCATCGAGACGCGCAGCTGGGCTACCTCCTACCGGGGCGAACTCGGCATCCACGCCGCGAAAGGGCTTGGGCCGGTGGGTGGGATGCGTGGGTTGCTCGAACTCCTCAGTACAGAGCCCTTTTGGAGTGTGCTGCGAGAAGCGTTCAAGGTTGGCGCGCTCTATCCAGGTGATGCTGAAACGATCGCGAATGAGTTGCCCTTCGGCGCCATCCTCGGCCAGGTCGACCTGATTGATTGTGTGCAGACCTGGCCCAGCTGGGCCAGCGTCGATCCCTGGTTCACGGGGCAGCGCCAGGGCCGGCAGTGGCACGTGCCGCCACCGGGGCCGGAGCGCTCGTTCGGCGACTACACGCCCGGAAGGTTCGCGTGGCTGCTCGACGAGCCGCGCGCCCTGGCCGAGCCGATCCCCTGCAAGGGCGCTTTGGGATTGTGGAACTATGCCGGCGAATTGCCCTACGTCGGGCTGTCGTAGGAGCTGTTAATGATTTTGGTGGGGGCATTTGCTTGACAATAATCGAACGGCTGTGCTAGGATTGATCTACGGATGAATGCCCCCGCCAGGACAGGTATCCCTGGCGGGGGCATGTCTGTCCTGGCGGGGCGCTCGGTCTCTGAGGGGCGCCTGTATGCCACTACGCACACGTACCAGCACAGACACTGCCACGGGATGGTATCCAGGCGCCCACCAGCGCATCGGTATCCCTGACTCAAACTTTGCCCCCGGCAACGATGGTCCGCTCGCCGCGGCGCTGCATATCATTGTGGGCTCGCTGGCGAGCGCTATCAGTGAGTTTCAGGCGCGCAAGCTCAAGAGCGCGCACTTCGGCATTGGCAAAGATGGCCGGGTGGTGCAGTTCGTGAGTATCCACGATACGGCATTCGCGAACGGGCTCAGCTGGAATCTGACGCGCACGTGCTGGGTTGACCCCGAGAAGAACCTGCTCCTGCCACCGCATACGCCCCCCTGGCCGCTGCTGCATGCCCCGCGCAATCCAAACTATTACACCATCTCAATCGAGCGGGAGGGGCACCCGGAAGACACGCCGACTGCGGCGATGGATGCGGCAACGGTCGCGCTGCTCCGCTGGCTGGCCGAACAGTTCCCGGCCACGCTGAAGCCCTACCGACCGCTTGTCAATCTGATTGGTCACTGCCACATCGGCCCGATCCACCGCGCGCACTGCCCTGGGCCACATGTTGATTACGTGGCGCTGGCCACCGCTGCGAATGGAGATGAGACGATGCCCGACTGGAATGCGTTGTGGGGGTCTATTGCTACGCCCGATGCCACCAGCTGGCAGTGGTCGATCCCGATCCTCTGGAAGCAGCACCACGAGCGCCTCGGTAAGTGCCTGTATGCGGCGCTGTATGACGATCGCGTACCGGGCCTGGTGCTGCAGCTGTTTGAGGGCGGCGACATCCGCGGCCTGCCGCAGAATGGCACGGTGAAATACGAGGTGTGCCTAAAATGAGCCGTCATCACCTCTACACGACGCCGACCGTGCTGCTGCTGGCCATCCTGAGTGCCTTACTGGGTAGCGCGATTGGGGCTGCGCCGGCGGGTCGTGCGTATCTCCCGAATGTGCAGACGCCGCTGCAGCCGGACACCTACGTGCTCGTATCGCACGATGTCGGGTTTGTGAACGCACAGGTAATGCCGTCCGGCGTCGTTCTCGTGGGCTACCAGGACCGCACGTTACACGGAAAGACGTTCATCCAGAAGCTCGCCGGAACCCAATTGGTGGATTGGACGGACCTTGGCGAGACGGGAACCGCGCCGGCGTTTGCGCTTGAGGGTGAAAAGCAGGGGGCGCTCTCGATGGTGGTGACGCACGACGGCTGGCTGCTGATCTTTTTCACGGCGCGCGACAAGGGCGATCCGACCGGGCCGTTCAAGCTGCGCCTGCAGGTGACGAGGGCGCCATGACCGAGGCGGAATGGATGTGCTTTCTCGGCGAGCTGCCGCCGGACACGGCAGATCTCGCCGCCAATATCGTCGAGCGGTGCGCGACTATTATCGCCCAGGAGCAGCAGCGGCACCTGAAGGAAGAAGAGGTGCTGCAATGTGAGGTGACGAAGTTGCGGCGCGAGCTGAGTGAGATCCGGGCGCGTGTGGGGCCGCAGGAGCGCGCAGTAGGTGAGTAGTGGCCCGGCCAGCAGCTGACACTGACTGACCGGACCTGACCAGACGGTGTAGGAGCACCGACCGGCTATGCAGAGTATACGACAGTATGCCGTAGTGAGGATCGGACGCATGGCCGAACCGCCAGAGGACGAGCGCCGCCAGTTGGCCGAAGCGTATGTGCGCGCGATCCTGACGGCGCTGGCGCGCGTGCATTTTATGCTGTGGCTGCTGGTGCTGGCTGTCGCCGTCCTGGCCGCCGCTTTCATTGTGCATGTCATCACGTTCGCGGGGCGGTAGATGGATGTCGCACAAATTTTGCAATTGGTGTTTGCCGGCGGGGTGGGCGGCATCCTCTTGGCGCTCACACAGTATATCCGCGCGCGGGGGCAGAACCGAGTCGAGGCCAAGGCGCAGCAGGATGAGTACTCGATCAAGTTCCGCGCTGCGCTGGATGCCGATGAGGAAACGTTTCGTAAGGCGCTCTGGGAGATGGTCGGTGCACTTCGTCAGGAACTGACCGACGAGCGCACCGCGCGCCGTGAGCTTGACGCGCGACTGACCGAGACGCAGAAGGCACTCACGCTGGTCACACTTGAGCGCGACGAAGTCCGGCGCGAGCATGAGCGTGAGCGGTTAGAGCGCGAACGACTGCGCACCGAGTTGGACCAGGCGCACAAGAAGATCCGCGCGCTGGAGCTCGAATTAGCGGCGTTGAAGCAGCAGCAGGAGACGCATCTATGAACCCGGTCCTCGAAACGGTCTCGGCCGCGGCCGTGGCCACGCTCCTGACCAACCTGTTTAAGCTGGCCTGGCCCACTGCGCCGGCCTGGGCACTCGTCACGGTGGCGCTGCTGGTGGGTATTGGTAGCTCGATCCTGGTGAGCTTGCAAGGCGGGACAGCGCTCACACCGCAGACGCTGGCAGGTATGATGCTGCAGGGCATTATCGCCGCCGGTGGCGCGGCGGGGATCGATAGTACCAGCCAGGCGGCGAATACCAAGCGGACGGTTGCGCAGCTGGATCAGACCGTCGATCGCCACGGCACGGGGCTATGAGGCGTCTGCTGCTACACATCCTGATTATCGCGCTGGTGCTGCTGGCGATGGCACTGACGGGGATCTGGCGATGATCTTCGGCATCAACATCGTCGATGCGGTGCTTTGGGGGCTGGTGGCCGTGTTGTCGGTCGCATCGTTCATCGGGCGCAAACGACAATGAGAAAGGATAGATCTATGGATCAGCAGTTGCCGAGCATTGGCTGGGTCGTCCACTTTGTTAATGGCGATCAGCACTGCGCCGCGATCATTACCGACCCGGCGCCTGTGTTACGGGCCGATGACGAGCTTTTCGGTGGTCAGTCGCTGGTGGTGTTTCCACCAAACTACGAATCGTTCACAACCATTGCCAAGTTCGACGACAGTGGCGCTCCGGGTACGTGGCATTGGCCGGAACGGGTCTAATCGTTCAGGCCGCGCTCGTCCTGGCGCTGGGCGCCGCGCCCCTCGGCCCGCCGACGCATACGGGGTTTGCCGTGTACTACAACCCCGGCGTCATGGAAGGCCGGGCTGAGGCGCACGATGCACCACCAGCCGAGTGCTACGCTGCCTACACGCTGGCGCACGACGCCGACATGGCGCGGCTGTGGCTCCGGGTCGCGGGGCCAGCGGGGACGCTCGACTGCCTGGTGGTCGATCTGCCCGACGACAGTAAGGGCGATCGGGAGCGGTTGATCCAGCGTAGGGTGTGGGTGGAGCTGGGGTACCGCAATCGCTGGATCTGCGGCAGCCACTGGACCGGGCGCGCGCGGGACTGTGAGGTTCGGGTATGGGTACTCAACCGGGTGATACCCGAACGAGGGATGCACTTCTGCGCGAGCGCCAGCGGCGCATCCTGCAACTCGAAGGTCAGCTGGCGAAGTGCGAAAATGAGAAGTACCAGCTGGAGCGGCGCGTGGCCGAGCGTGTCCAAACCGACAGGCGCCGCGAGCGGCGGGCGAAACAGCACAAAACGAAGAAGGCAAAGGTATGAACACCGACACGGGCGCGCTCTACACGACGGACGAGGCGATCGCAGCGGCCCAGGCGCGCGGCGAAATTCTGGCATTCCTGGGGCCAGAGGCCGCGCGTATTGTCAAACTGGGCCAGGGCGAGCAGCGCCGGCGTGAGCGCAAGGCCAGCCGCAAGGCGGCGCGCAAGCAGCAGCGAGCGAGCCGGCGGGTGAATCGGCGGTAGGCAGGGCATGACCGAGCAGACAGCAGCACAACCAAACACAACACCTAAAAAGCAGCGCCCGCCACGGTGGGAGCGAGCCTTCCTGGCGAGTTTGTGCGAGATCGGCAATGTGCGCCTAGCGTGCGAGGCTGCGGGCATTGAGCGCTCGACGGCCTACGATCGCTACCATGCCTACCCTGATTTTGCGAAGGCCTGGGATGCCGCACTGGAGCAGGCTGCGGATCTGCTTGAAGAAGAGGCACGCCGCCGTGCGTATGAGGGTTTGGTACGCCTCAAGTTCAATCGCGCGGGCAATCCGATTATGGTTCCGGCGATTGGCCCTGATGGCTTGGTAATCAAAGACAAGAACGGCAAGCCCGAGCTGATCCCGTACACCGAGCGCGAATACAGCGACACGCTGCTGATCTTCCTGCTGAAGGGTATTCGGCCGGAGAAGTACCGCGAGCGTGGGGAGGTCAAGCATACGTTTGAGCCGATCGACTGGGATCGGATACCTGCCGATATTCGGGATGCGTTTATTGATGGCAAGGTGACCCTCGACGATGTACGCCGCCTCATACCAAGAACAAACTGAACGTGAGCGGGCACGGGCGCATCGGGCGCGGCAGCAGACCGCCCCTGTTGACGTGCTCCCTAACGATTCGGCGGGCTGGCTGCGCACGCTCTTCCCGGCCTATGTTGCCCATTCCTTTGCCCAGCGCCATATCGATTTGTGGGCGTGGGCCTGGGCGGTCCAGCCGGGGCGGGATGTCGATCCGTTTGTCGGCTGCTGGGGACGTGGCGGCGCCAAGTCAACCAGCGCCGAGCTGGTGACTGTGCGGTGGGGGGCGGCGAAAACCCGCCGCTACGGCCTGTATCTTTGTGACACCCAGGATCAGGCCGACGACCACGTATCGACTATTGCCAGCCTGATGGAGAGCGCGGCGCTGGCCCGGCACTATCCGCACCTGGGCGAGCGGATGCTGGGCAAGTATGGCCAGTCGAAGGGCTGGCGGCGCAATCGCCTGCGCTGCTCGGACGGCTACACGATCGATGCACTGGGGATGGATAGCGCCCGGCGTGGTGCGAAGCTCGACGAGGTGCGGCCGGATTTCCTCATTATCGACGACATTGATGACGGGGAGGATAGCCCGCCCGTGACGGCGAAGAAGGCCCGGCTGCTCACGCGCAAGATCCTGCCGGCGCTGACCAGCGATGCTGCGATCCTCTTCATCCAGAACAAGGTCCACGATGATAGCCTGATGGCGCAGGTGCTGGATGGGCGGGCTGACTTTTTGGGCGGCGCGCAGATCAGTGGCCCGTTTGCGGCTATCGACAACCTGGAGTATGTCGGCTCCGGCACCACCGCGCGGATTGTGGCAGGCCGCGCCACCTGGGATGGACAGAGCCTGGCCGCCTGCCAGGCGTTCATCCGCAAATGGGGGCTTGATGCGTTTCTGGCCGAGTGCCAGCACCAGAGCGTTGCACGGGCCGGGCGCTTCCTGTCCAGCATTGGCCTCTGGGATGCCTGCCAGCAGGAGATCCCACCGCTCGATCGCCACACGCCGATTGTACTGGTGATCGACGCTGGCGAGAGCAGCGATACCTACGCCATCATCGGCGTCTCACGCTGGCAGGGCGGCCTGGCGCTGCGCTTCTCGCGGGTCTATGTGCCCGATGGCGCGATCTTAAACTTTGACCAGATCGAGGGTGACATCCTCGATCTCTGCACGCGCTATGCGGTGGTTGAGCTGGCCTATGATCGGTTTCTGATGGGCCAGACGGTGCGCCGGCTTACTGGGAAACTCCCCTGCCCGATGGAGCCCTTCTCGCAATCCAGTGACCGGCTTGAAGCCGATCGGGCGCTGAAGGATAGTATTTTGGCGCGGACGATAGCCCACGACGGCGCGCACGCCGAGGTGCGTGCGCATCTGGACAATGCGAACGCGCAGACGAGCGCGGATGGGCGCCAGGTGCGAATCGTCAAGCGCGGCGCCAGGAAGGTCGACCTGGCGGTGGCGCTCAGCATGGGCTGCGCGCGTGCCGCCGCGGTGCTGCCACTGCCGATCAAGGTGCATACGCCGCCGCCGGTGGCAAACCGATGGAGTCAGCTCTAATGCCTCGCACATCTGCCGACAAGGGCGCCATCGGCCTGCCGCTCTTCAGCGGGCGCCTCTCGCTGGACCTGAACACCCGGCTGCGCTGGCCCGCAGCCGGGCGGATCTACCGCGATATGCTCGACAACTCGCCACCGGCCGCCGCGCTCTGGACGGCGATCCGCACCCTGCTGCGCACGGATGTGCAGGTGTCACCCGGCGGCACGACCGACGCCGACAAGCGTGCGGCCGAAGATGTGCAAATTGGCATGGACGGGATTGAAGATGGGGTGGCGAAACCCATCCGGCAGATGGCCTCGGCCGCGCTCTATGGCTTTGACATCCATGAGATGGTGTTCAAGAGGTTGCCGAGTGGCCGCGTCGGCTGGGCACGCTGGGGGCTCCGGCGCCAGGAGACGCTGCAGCGGTGGGAGACGAATAAGAACGGCGTGGTGGCCGGCTTTACCCAGCGCCCGGCGCCGGATTATCGCGAGCGGACGATCTGGCTGAAGCCTGGCCCGCGGCCCGTCGGCGCCGGCATCGGCATGCACCTGGTGGCCGACGATTCGGATGGCAGCCCGGAGGGCCGCGGCGCGCTGCGGCCGATGTACCGCTATTGGTACATGGTGACGCAGTTTGAGCTGCTGGCGGGCATCGGCGTGGAGCGCGGCGTGGGCTTTCCGGTGTTCGAGCGTGTGGAGAGCCCGGCCGTTGCGCTGACACCCGCGGAGGAAACGACGTTAGCGGAGCAGGCCGAGCGCATCCGGCAGAACGAGCAAGCCTACATTCTGTTGCCGCCGGGGATCAAGTTTCGCTTTGCCGAGATGCCGGGGGTTGACGCGAAATCATACCTCGACTTTATCCAGCGCTATAACGTCTGGATGCTGGCAACGGCGCTGGCCGAGTTCGTGGCGCTCGGCACCGGCGAGTCGAGCGGGAGCCGGGCGCTGGGCGGGGCGAAGATCGATCTGTTCCTGAAGGCGCTGACGGGCTTTCAGGACCGCATCTGCGAGACGATCTCCATGCAGGCCGTGCCGCTGCTCTGTCGCTACAACGGCTGGGTAAAGGGCGAGGGCGGGCTGACCGACTGGCCCAAGGTGAGCCTGCCGCCGGTCAAAGAGTATGACCTGGGCAAGCTGGGCACGTTCGTGCAACTGCTCAAAAACATCGGTGCATTCCACCCGACACCGGAAGATGAGGAGTGGTTCCGCAAGATCAGCGATGCGATCGACATCGATATCAAGGAGCTGCGCACGCTGCACGAGAACGCTATGCCGCCGCAGCCGTCTGCGCTTACCACCCAGGCAGAAGACGACACGGCGATGGAGGATGGGACAGAGGAGGATGTCGAGCAGCTGGATGATGCGGCAATTGAAGATGCAGGATCGGAGGGCTAGATGCCAGGCGGACGCTCATTCACCCCAGGACCGGATGGCGCACCGATCGCGGATACGCCCCACGGCGGCGGCAGGCGCTGCTCACGCTCGACGTGGCGGCGATGCGAACGTGGGCCGCGACCTACGCGGCCGGGCTGCTGGGCGACGACCGGACGGTGCTGATCAGCATGCACGAGACGCGGGTGTGTGACCTGTCCCTACCGGCGCGCGCCCGGCGTGAGAGCTTGGCATGGCTCAAGCACGAGCACCCTGAGAGTGTGGTGCTGGATCAGGTGCAGCGCTTCCCGGCCGAGTTTTCCGGGCCGAGATATGGGAGGAAGTGATGCTCAATGTTCTAGTCGCCTGCAAGGAGCCCAAAACGCCCGGCGGGCTCGAACACCTGCCGGGCCACGTGGGGCGCGACTGGCAGGTTATCTACAACTCCGCTCCGAACTGGGCCGAGGCATCCAATAGCCTGCTCGATGCGGCGGCCCGGCAGGGCGGTGATGCGCTCTTCCTGGACGACGACGTGACGCTCACGCCCAATAGTCTGGACGGCGTGCGAGTCTACGCGCCTTATGCCGATCTGTTCGGCCTCGATCTGCATGTCCAGTCGAGCGGCGAGCGGCAGGCGGGCGCGCGCCACCTGGCCGATATGCGCGAGTGGAACGCAGCCGGGCCGGCCTATGTGGCCCACGTATCGACGAGCGCCATCTATATCAAGGCGGGCGCCATTGCCGCGGGGTTGCGCTTTCCG